ATGAAAAAGCATAATAAGAAAATCAGAATAGTTTTACACACTGATAGACTAGATGCTTTTGATTTGGAATCTACTTACATTAAAAGAATCATTGAAGCGAAAGATGAAATAAAAATGCTTTGGGATCGATTAAGTTCTTTTTTCGGTGAAGCTGATGTTAGTGACAGAGTAGAAATTTATGGTTGTCTTCCTGCTGTTTCAACATTGACACCTAACATGAATGAAATGGTTATTTTTGGATTAAATGATGCATTTTTATCAAATTTACATCATCTCACGACAAAAAATAAAAAGGCAATTGCCAATTCAATCGATAGTTTTATGTTAAATGATTCTAAAGAAACTGAAGAGATGGAATATCAATGACAACATCGGAAGAAGTTGTGAAAGCATCTCAAACTGCAACCACCGGTGGTCGTAAGTTTGACGGTGATAAACTACAATATGGTTTACTGCCACCACTTGCATTAAAAGCTATGGTTGAAATTTTGACCTTTGGTGCAAAGAAGTATGAACCGGATAATTGGAAACATGTTCCAGATTCCAAACGGAGATACTTTGATGCAATGCAAAGGCATTTATGGGCATGGAAAGAGGGTGAGCAAAATGATCCTGAATCAGGAAAAAATCACCTTGCTCATGCTCTTTGTTGCCTCACATTTCTGTATGAACATGATATAATGTATTCTGTTGATGACAATTCTTAATTATGAGAGGTATTAAATGAAATTATCAAACGACACACTATCGGTGTTAAAAAACTTTGGTGCTATTAATCAAGGCATCATGTTTAAGAAGGGTAGGAAGCTTAAAACAGTTTCTTCACATAAAAATATTCTTGCTGAGGTAGATATCAAAGAAGATATTCCAGCGGACTTCGGTGTATATGACCTGAACAATTTCTTGTCAGTTGTGTCACTCCATAAAGACGATCCAACATTTGAGTTTGATGAGAAGCATGTTGTTATCGTTGGTAACAAAGGTCGCAGTAAGATTAAATATCGTTTCTGTGAGCCCACAATGATTGTTATTCCACCTGAGAAGCAATTAACAATGCCTGATGCAGAGATTAATTTCACTCTTTCAGCTGAAGACTATGATTGGATTATGCGGGCTGCATCAGTTCTATCTTCACCACAAGTTGCTGTTGAATCTGATGGTAAGAAAGTATCAATTGTGACTATTGATTTGGCAAATGATTCTGCACATACTGATGCACTTGAAATTTCTGCTGGTGATGGCAGTAAGTATCGCATGGTATTCAAAACTGAAAACCTTAGTAAGATTCTTGCTGGTGGTTATGAAGTTGCTATCTCTTCAAAGGGCATTTCAAATTTCAAACACAAAACACATCCACTTCAATATTGGATTACAACTGAACAAGGATCTAAGTTTGAGAAGGCTGCTTAATTGTGAGATATGCTGACGCATTTCCTGATGATGAAGAACAACCACTTGTTCAACTTGAGCAAACACAATCAATTTTTTCTACTTTAACAAAGCAAGAATACATTGCTGTGTTGGAGAATGAAAGAGAAACTCTATTGCGGCGTCACTTCAATTCAGAAGAAGGTGGTACAGGTGATTTCAATACTGCCGCTTCTGTTTTAGAACACCGTATTAATGAGATTAAAGCTCAACTTTGATTTTTTTATTTTATATTATGAGGCATTGTGATGGAACATTTATTATGGACTGAGGCTTACAGACCTAAAACTGTAGAAGAGTGCATACTGCCTGAAAGGCTGAAACACCCATTTCAGGAGTATGTTAATCAAAAACAAATCCCCAATCTTTTACTAAGTGGTGGTGCAGGTGTTGGTAAAACAACTATTGCAAAGGCTATGTGTAATGAGATTGGTTGCGATTTTCTAGTAATCAATGGTTCAGACGAATCTGGTATTGATACATTCCGTGTCAAAATCAAAAACTATGCTTCATCTATGTCACTAACTGGTGGTCGCAAGGTCATCATTATTGATGAAGCGGACTATCTAAATCCCAATTCAACACAACCTGCTTTGCGTAATGCGATTGAAGAATTTGCAGGCAACTGTTCGTTTATTTTTACTTGTAATTACAAAACTCGTATCATTGAACCATTGCACTCTCGCTGTGCCGTAATCGATTTCAATTTGAAGAACGGTGAGAAGGCCAAGATGGCATCTGCTTTCTTTAAGAGAGTTCAGATGATTTTGCAAAGTGAAAAAGTTGAGTTTGTTGATTCAGTTATTGCAGAATTAATTAAGAAACACTTTCCAGATAATCGCCGTATTCTAAATGAGTTACAACGATATTCACAGTTTGGAAAGATTGATACTGGTGTTCTTGCACAGATTGGTAATGTTCAACTAAGTGAGATTACTAAACATATCAAAGACAAAGACTTTGGTGCAATTCGTAAATGGGTTGGCAGCACAGATATTGATGCGAATGTTTTGTTCCGTCAATTGTATGATGCATTGTATGAAGTGATGAAACCACAATCTATTCCACAAGCAGTTTTGATTCTTGCAGAATATCAATACAAACAAGCATTTGTTGCTGATTCCGAGATAAACACCGTGGCTTGCCTAACAGAGCTCATGGCAACATGTGATTTTGTGTGATGGATTTATTGAAACCAATCTTTGATACTATTATGTTATGAGCAATCCATTTGATTACCTAAACGCAATTCTTCAAAACAAAAAACAGTTAATTGTTGATGAGTTGACTGAAAAAGACTATTCGCCATTTATGGTTAATAGAGGTCTCTCTTACCACAAAGACTGTATCATGTATGCAAATGAAATGAACAGTCGCCACTTGATAGATAAAAAGTTACAAAATGACTTTTTACTCAATACTGTCCGTTCACAAAAAAGACCTTTTACTAAGTGGGTCAAAGTTGAAAAGGGCGATAATATTGATGCTATCAAGTTATATTTTGGTTTTTCAGACACTAAAGCTCGTGAAGCTCTTGGCCTACTTACTGAAGAACAAATATATGAATTAAGAGAAAAAACTTCAATTGGAGGATTAAAAAATACTAAATAGTATTATCTAATATTGTGAGGTATATATGGAAATAATCAGTAGAGAAGAAGCCAAAAAACAAAAAATGTTTCATTATTTTAACGGAAAACCATGCAGAAAAGGACATTTATCTCAAAAATATGTTTCAAATATGGGATGTGTTGAATGTAGAAATATTAAAACTAAATCTTTAGAAAATAGAAAAATATCTAAAGAAAAATATGAAGAACTTGGAACAAAATATGTTAAATCTATGTGGTGGCGTGCTAAGAAACGGTCTGAAAAAAGTGGTGTAAATTTTGACATACGAATTGATGATATTGTAATACCTGATGTATGTCCTGTGTTTGGTTTTAAATTTGAAGTTGGTAACGGAAAAGGACCAACCGATAAATCACCTTCACTAGATAGAATTGACAACTCAAAAGGATATGTGAAAGGTAATATTCAAGTTATATCCTTTAAAGCAAATAAAATGAAAAGTGATTGTAATGTTGATGATGTGGAAAAATTATTATGTTTTATGAAATTAGTAAAAGACTAAATACCGTGCGGTCCCAGAAAAGACCGTTTACGAAGTGGATAAAGTCTGTGAAAAGTGAAGATTTATCATGTATAAAACAAGTCTTTGGCTTCTCTGACTCAAAAGCAGCAGAAGCTGCACGCCTACTCAGTAAAGAACAAATCCAACAACTAAAAGAACAAACCGATATCGGTGGATTGAAGAGGTGATAAAATGATAGACTTGAATAAGTTTGTTGAGGTAACACTCAACGAACAGGATGATTTTTTAAAAGTTAGGGAGACACTTACCCGAATTGGTGTCTCTTCCCGTAAGGAAAAGGTTCTTTATCAATCGTGTCACATTCTACACAAACAAGGACTTTATTACATTGTCCACTTTAAAGAATTATTTGCATTAGATGGAAAACCATCAAATATTTCAGAAAATGATATTCAAAGAAGAAATGCAATTGCAAATTTGTTAGAAGAATGGGGACTAGTAAAGATAATTAATCACAAATTGCTAGAAGACAATATTGCACCACTACATCAGATTAAGATAATCTCCTTTAAAGAGAAAGATGATTGGCAACTGGTTGCAAAATATAACATTGGCAAGAAACTATATGAACATTGAAATGGAATTAACTTATGAAAATTCTGAAATTACAAAATCGTTACACTGGAGAAATTGTTTATTGTGAAGATGTGAATGATGTTGTCGCTGAAGGCGCTTACACTTTCATTAAAGTATATAAAGAACAATTACCAGGTAGAATTTACTTGGTCAACAAGGACGCTTATGTCTTGGTGACTAAATAATGTTGTGATGCCTTAGGGGTCACATTTAATTAACTCGCTTAATAGGAGAAAACTATGACATTAGGACATATTTCATTTGGTCCGTTGCACCACTCTACACTCGGCTTTGACCGATTCTTTGATGATGTTGAAAAACTTATGAATGTAGATGTGCAGAAAACTGTATCAAACTTTCCACCACATAACATTGTAAAACTGGACGATACTCATTACATCGTAGAACTTGCCGTTGCAGGATTTTCTAAAGATGAAATTGAAATCTCAGTTGAAGATGGTAAACTAACTGTCAAGGGTGAAAAGGATGATAAAGAAAGCAAAGTGCAATATCTACACAAAGGTATCGGCACAAGGTCTTTCACAAAGACACTCACCATTGCAGATACAATCGAAGTAAAAGGTGCTGAGTTCAAGGATGGTATTCTAAGTATTGGCTTAGAGAATATTATTCCTGAACATAAGAAACCTCGCAAGATTGAAATTGGTGAAGGTTTGAAGTCATTCAAACCACAACTGCTTCAAGAAGCAGTCTAAACGGTAGGGGTCGCAATGACCCCTATTATTGCCACACCTCTATAGAATTATTTGATATAATATGATTATGAAACCTGATAAAAACTTCAAACTTCCCAAGCAAGTAAAACGAACAATGGCAACTATGGTTGATTCCGTTGAACGAAACACATATAAAAATATGATGATTCAAGCGCAACTGCATTCCAATAAGACTGAAAAACAATCCGGTAAAAAAGACAAGCCTAAGCCAAAGAATGTTGCCTAGTAAATTTGCTGATGCACACATGAAGGCAGCTGAGGTTTATGCTCAGTTGTCTTCCGCGGTGCGATTAAAAGTTGGATGTGTTGTTGTAAAAAATGACACCATCATTGGCATTGGTTACAATGGCATGCCTTCAGGTTGGGATAACAACTGTGAAGATTATTCTGGATTAGATTCAAATGGTAACCCAACTTTAGTAACTAAACCAGAGGCGCTTCATTCTGAAACTAATGCGCTCGCCAAGATTGCACGGTCAACAAATTCAAGTGATGGGGCAAGTATGTTTATCACACATGCACCTTGTTTAGATTGTGCTAAATTAGTTTATCAATCTGGAATCAAATCTGTATATTATCGTACCAGTTATAGAAATACAGCTGGTATAGATTTCTTAAATAAATGTAATGTTCAGGTGATAATGATATGATATACACAACCAAAGTTCTAGAAATTTGTGAGAATGGTGATGCACTTGTTGAATTGCCCAATGAGTTGGTAAAAGAACTTAATTGGGAAATTGGTGACACACTTGATTACGAATTGAAGGATGGATCTGTTTTTATAAAAAATCTTAGTAAGGAAAAAAGAGATGC